TTTCTTTCTTCACGTTGTACTTTGCTGGCCAACACAGATCTTGTGGCATCGCCGCCTCCGGTCACAATCACACTGGTGTTGGCAATGGCACTATAACCATCCATGGCATCCAGGGCAAGATTCAACGGTGTTCTTTTCTTGCCAAATCGCATGATATCTAGTTGTATCACAGGCATGCCATTGGTGCGGATATATTGTATCATGGTAGGCACTGCGTTCTGTGATGCAGCCGGGCTGGTGCCGGCCAACTTGGCCAACTTGGTTTGGTATTCCTGTGCATAGGCTGTGGGATCTGAGGCAATGATCATGGCACGAATAAAACGTCCCACCACATTGAAAACACTGGTGTAATCTTGCAGGTAATCGCCACCAGCATGCCGGAAACTGATGTATTTGCCGTTGTTGCTGATTGATGCTGTATGATCACCTGTGGCATCCTGCGCAATTCGTTGCAGAGATTTGACGTCCAGGGTAGTTTGTGTTTTTGGTTGCCCCACAACACCTGGTGTTTTTGCTGTCTTGGTTTTCAACACCGGAGAGCCGCCGGCTACCCGTCCAGCAATGGCCTGCTGGCTACTCACAGCATAATCACTGTCTTGTCTACCAAACTGCTGTAGCACATGCTGATCACCAGTGAACACAGCCAGTTTCAACACGTCTAACTTGTCGGGTATGCTGACATTGATGTGCAGGCCAGTGGAACTGTTGGTATACAGGTTCAATTGTGCCGCCATGGCATAAAAACGTTTCAGCGCATCCACGGCTTGTGCAGCCGGCAGCGGAGGGCTCACAATCTCTGCCGTGGCATCTCTGTCGTCGTTGGCATTTAAACTGCCATCGGGTTCAATATACCAGTCAGTGAGATTTTTACGACGTTGATGATAATCGTGAAATATGTGCACCGGTGCACCCATGGTCTGTTCAACCACAGGTTTTAGGAACTCGGCAGCCTGTTGGTATTCACGATCTTCACCGTAATCGTCATCTTCATAATCTTCTAACTGCAACAACCGATAGGCTTGATCAGCATTGTAATCAAACAACTGATTAAAATTTTGCTCAATTTTGTCAATTGGCTGACCCAGTGCATATTCCAGCAAACCTCGCCAATCTTGACGACTAGCGTCCATTAGTGCCCGTCCTGCACGTTCTGCGGCGTTGCCGTTGTTGTTTGAGTAAACTGTTCGTCCCATGAGTTCAGCGAACTCGCTTTGTATGGCATGATTATAACCAAGATCGGTTTTTTTCAAGCCTCGTCTTTTTACATGGTCCTTGGCAATTCCAAGTATGTTATCACTGTATTTTAACCGTTGTTTTTCAGGAATTTTGTTGTACAATTCTTGCAATTTATCCAGATAACCGGTTTGATACCCTTCGTAGGCTTCGGTCATGTTGGCAAAATTGCCTGCAGGTTGCCGCAAACCAAACACCTGATCCCATTCTGTAGGAGTGATTTGCTGAAAGTTGAAGTCACTGAGTACACCGTATGACTGTATAGTATCAGCCACTGTGTCTGGGGTGTGTGTTGTGCTTTTGCTTTGAGCAAATGTGGCCTGGGGTATGCCTACTTCAAATTCAAATCCCACCAACACGCCCTTGGCCTGGCCCTGCTCAATGGCCTGAGCAAAAGCCGCAGGGTTCATGGCTGCTTCGTCGACGGGGTGGAATTCGCTAAATCTCATAAGATTATTTAGCGCAAGTTAAGCAGTGTCGTTGGGCCCTGGGTCCAGAACACCGTTCTTAGAACACCGTTCTCTCGGCTTCATACAGCAATAACTTTTATTTACTCTTACTCGCTGTTGGGCTCTTCAGAAACACACCATCCCAGCAGTGCCAAATCTGCGGCAATTTCGTCGGTAACGTTGCCTTCTCCAACATAATTGCTGTAGTCACCTTCTTTTGCCCCAATGCCTGAGCAGTACCAGTCCATGTAGTCGCCGCCCCGGTCTTGTAAGTCAGCCACTAGCCCGCCAGCATAGCGCCAACTGCATGACCAGTAGGCATCTTTCAGCACCAACCAAACATCTTGCTTTTGGAAACTGTTGTTGCACAAGGCAGCATACAGGTTCTGTGCATAGTCATCACTGCCGCGCACCCGGCTCACAAACCACTCGGCCTGGCTCATGTCATATTCCATGTTGTTGACTCGGAACTCAGGCTGTTGCCTACGTTCAGCCTCCGCCCGGGCCCATTGGCCACGTAGGTCATCGAAGAAGTCATCTTCAGTGCCTTCGCTCTCGTGCTGTGGTTCAATTTTGGTGTCAGTCATGTCAGTTCCTTTGGTACGAGTAACCGGAGTCGAACCGGTACGCATCAAGCGGCGGATTTTAAGTCCGCTGGGTCTACCAATTCCCCCATACTCGCACTGTTGTATTTACTGGTCCGGCGTGCAGGAATCGAACCCACATTCTGGAGGTAGAAGCTCCATGTACTATCCATTGTACTAACGCCAGAATTGGTGCCCACAGAGGGAATTGAACCCCCACTCAAGCGATTATGAGTCGCCTGCTTTACCATTAAGCTATGTGGGCTGATGTGCATTGTAACAGGAAGTTTATTTATTGTCAATACCTAGTGTGGCAGGTGAGTGATCCAGCCTAGTGGTGAATTCATCATCGTAAAAGAATGCATCCACATCGTTAATGGTCACAGTCAAGTCACTGTGTGCCAATTCATAGTCCTTGAAATTGTGATCTGCATCATACACACGAAAATACACTGTGCCATCAAAAATGGTAATCAATTGTCCTGTAACGCCGTTGGCGGATTTTGTTGTGGTCATAGTTCATCCTCTTCAGAAGCAGGATCAGTTTCAATTACAACATGCCCAAACTCAAGTTGTCCGCCTTGTGAGCCAGTCACAAATGGCTCAGCAAACTCTTGCACCGCACCCAAGTCCAAGATGTTGTCATACTTGTGGGCACGAATGTCCGACATCAAGATACAACCAATACTTCCTGCGTCCACCGAATATGTGTGTCCGTACTGATCATAGTATTCGCCGTCACCGTGCGCAGTGCCGTAGATGGCAAACTTGCGTCCGTCGGGCAACTCAAACTCGCCGTCGAGAATCCGGGGCTCTCGTATGATGATGTTGCAAATCTCACGCCACTCTTCAGTGTCCATGACGTAGCACAAGTCACCAATGTAGTATTTTCCTGCGGGCATTGTCATCATGCTGCCTTTCTAAAATAACCATAGGGCAAACCCTGGGTGAAACACAGGTACTCGTCATCACCGTTGGCACCCTCTGCCTCGTGGATCCAACGCAGGGCCATGTCACGATCCTTAGCGCCCGACATCAACAGTCCCTGCACTCGCATCTCAAAGTCATGCTGGGCATTGGCTTCGGCCTCTTTGCGCTGAATTTCGGCCTGCTCAATAACAGAGCCCAGGCTTGCAAACTCCATCTCAAAGTCCTCAAGGGTCCAAGTGCTGGTATCAACGCCACGGGGACGATGGCCATAGGCATCCTTGTACATGTCCCAATAGGTGCATTGGGCTTGCTCGAGCGCAGTCATTTCTTCCCATGATTTGAACTGTTCCATTTGCGACTCCTTGTTGCTTTGTATGTCTATATTATAGCAAAACGGTGATTATTGGTCAACCGTTTTGCTTCACTCGCACATCAGTGTTCAACGCAGGTGCATACATTCGTATTAACTCGCGCTCGAGCTTGTGTGCTGTATCTTTGCCACGCACCGTGTCCACGATTGCGTAGTTTACAGCGGATTCGCCTGCCTCACGAATTGCTTCGTACAGGTTCCAGCTCTTGTCTTCAGTGCGAGCGCGGTAGATGTGTTTGTTTACACGGCTACGAAGCGACATGTTTATGGTGCGCTGAGTTTTTGCGGTAATACCAATGTAGTACTCCAATCCAATTTGGATCATGTACACAATGTGGGTTCGATCGGTTCGTTTCTTTCTCATCATGCATGTATTATAGCATTTCGGGCAATTTCGGTCAACCGCCGAGTAGTACTACAAAAGTACTACCTTTTGGGGTTTGTGCCCGGTAATACTTGAGTACTATAAGTAACACAATGCACAACAATGAAACATGGCAGGCCAGCCAATGCTTAGAACACGAAGAATCCACAGTTGATGAGATACACACACGCCTGACTAAACTGGGATATCAAACCGCAAAAGTCATCAGTCACACAAGAAGCCATTGGCAACGTGGGCACCGCCGTGTGGTTGTGAGTCTAGTGGATGATGCATGGGACTGCGCTGAAGATCGATCACAAGACACCCCTTATTTGTTTGATGCTGATACCACGGTCATAACTGACAACTGGATCAACACTCCCACGTTGTACACTGTTGCAAAATTACCCGACAGTTTTTATGGAATTTATTCTTACCAGCCTGTTGATCAAACTTGGGCACCCGCTCGTGATTATACATTTGCAGTGAATCGCATAGATCTCAAACGCATGAGAATATTGGCAAATTTGTATCAATACCTAGGCATTGATTGTGGTCATGTAAACTTTAATTGTGTGTTGGGCCGGGATACTGATCCTAAGAAGAATTTTTTAGATCAATTGACACATGCCACTGATCAGGAACTGCCAATGTTTGTAAAACTAGCACAATTAATGCCCATGAAAAATCATGACATTGATCATGATCAGGTCTATGTCAGCAGTTGGTTGAACATTGCTGTGGAAACCTACAGTAGTGACAATGTGGTATCACTGAGTGAAAAGATATTCAGATGCTTGGTAACTCCTGTACCATGGATAGCGTATTCAGGCAGGTATACCATTGCAAGATTACGCAGCCTGGGATTTGATGTGTTGGATGATATTGTGGGTCATGATTATGATCGATTGATCGAAGTCCATCACAAAATGTCTGGATTTATCAACACGGCCTGTACCACTATCACAGCACTAAAAACTCATGACTGGGCACAATTGGTATCAAGATGTTGTGTTGCAGCCACACACAATCAACGCCTATTATCTGAAATGAAATTGGCCTGGCCTGCAGACTTTGCTGACTGGCTTGACAACAGGATCGCATAATGTGTGGAATATTGTATGTGGAAAGTCGCACCACAAGGCCGTTGCAACAACATCTTGCAGCCTTGGACATTCTTCAAAGTCGAGGACCTGACTTTGTGAGATATCAACACACTGACACGGTTTTTATAGCACAGTCTGTGTTGCACATCACAGGTTCTGCAGATTTTTACAATGAAAAAAGATCAGACTTCTTTGCCTACAACGGAGAAATTTACAACTATCAATGGCACGGGCGTTACAGCAACGATATACAATTAGCCTATCAAGCAGCCAGAGACAACTGCAATAGATTCCAATATTTTGAAGGACCTTGGGCTTGGGTGTATTGGGATGGATCAAGAGTGACCTATGCAACTGATCCACAAGGTGAACACTACTTGTATCGATATCAAGATGATGACATTGTTGTGGTGTGTTCAGAAGTTGCGCCCATACTGACCTACATTCAAGGCGTCAAAATTTCTGACCTGTACAGAAACAAACACTGGACCTTGCAAAATCAAACACCATGGCAGGGAATTGAACGGCTGACACCAGGACAACTGTATGTGAATCATGTGCCTGGCACAGTATTAGACAGTGTATGGTCCTGGGTGCGTCCAACAACATATCCAAACCAACAAGCCGCACAAGAAGAATTTGATAGTTTATGGGTCAATGTCATGCGAGAAATGACTCCCAAGTGTGCCACAGCCATCAGTTATTCTGGCGGTGTAGACAGCAGTTTGATATTGAGCAAACTACCACATGCTGAATTGGTGTGTACCAACATGTACGGAAAAGATCCTATTGTGGATCGCATTAATGATTTTTTAACCGATCAACAACAACTCAATTTGAAATGCATGGTAATAGATCCCGAGCATTGGGCTCAAGCCTATAATGCATTGTTACAACGTACAAAGATGCCAGTACAGAGTTGGAGTTTTGTGGGCAAATGGATTGTGGCACAACACACTGAATCTCGTGTGTTGTTCTCTGGTGTGGCCGCCGATGAACTGTTTGGTGGATATGATGTGTACCGTCACATCAACTATGATGTCAATCAAAGCCACAGTCCTTACAGTGAACATTGTGACCCTGAGTTATGGCGCCAGTGTTTGAGTGTGTATGATGACAATGCATATCAAGCCACACTGCTGGCTGACTACTGGTCACAAATTGTGGGCTGTGATGCTCCAGGGCAAGATCGCATTGCTGGCGCCTGGGGCAAAGAAGTTCGCAGTCCTTTCATGAACAAGCGCATGATGCAGTTTGCGCTGAATTTACCAGTGGAGTTCAAACAAGGAAAACCACTGCTAAAAAATGCATTTGTCAAACATTGGAAACAGCACCTGCTGTTGCCCAAACAAGGTTTTACCGGACATGCCAACGATGCATTGCCTTGGCTGGGCATTGATCATGTGCCTACTGGTGATAGATACCAAGATTGGAAAACCATCAATCAGCAAATGTTTGCCAATCTTTCAGTTGATTGAACCAGTCTTTGGTGATTGTTAGGTCTGGATGTTGTTGAGCATAGTTGGCAAAGGTGCGCACACACCAAGATTCACTGGGAGTTATTGATCTAGTACGTTCGTTGTTGTACTCGTACCAGTATATGCCATAGGGTGCAGTGACATCTGTAAGTCTAAACAAAAATTCTTGTCCCGATTCAGCAGCACACAATTCAGCAAATCTATCAAAACATTGTACTTGTTCTAGTCCTGCATACAACCACGCACGTTCTTGGCGTGTGCTTATAAATGCTGGCACATGGGTTATTTCAGGAATGCATTCCAAACACCTCAGCCTTGAGTCTCCTGTGCCCGCAAGATATGTGCCATCACCTTGATCCAACATCATCCAAGGTTTTACAATGCCCTGTTGTTTGATATCTGCAATCCACATGTTGAGTTTGATCAAGTTTGCTATGTCGTAATAGTTGCTGGAATCATTGATGAAATTTTGTAGTCCACTACCTAGTCCTGCATTGGCCCAGTTGCACAAATCCTGCAGTCGTTGATTGGTTTGTACAGTGTCAAATTTGGTTTGGGGGTTGTAGTACAAACAATGTGTGCCGTTGTGAAAACTTTCTACTACAGGGTCTCTGACATTGGGCCAGGGCAATGTTATCAAGGGATTATTCCAATACATGCGTCTACTTAGTAAATATTCAATGAACTACTCACAATTTTTTAAGAACACCCTGGAAAAATTAGGTTTTGATGTGCATGTAGAACCAAACAGTTTTGTGCCTCCCTATCATCCTGAACCTGGCTGGCCGTTGAAACTGCCAGAAATAAATTGGAAATCAAACTCTCTTTTGATATTACATTTTCAAGATTTTGTGACTATAACTGATCAAGGTATTATAGAATTAGATCGTGTGCGCGATCATTATGGCAAACATGCCGACCGTGTGCTGGTAACTCACATGCATCCTGGATTGGAAAAAGTTTACAATGGCCCTGTAAATCTCATTGAATTCAGCAGTCACAATTATAGAGAAATTCACAGAATGCGGGACTGCTGGCATGAATGGCGTCACGTGGTTGAACAACCCAAAACACAACCCTGGCAATGCCTCAATGGTAGAAAATGCAATCACCGACGTTGGGTAGTCAATATGTTAACAGAGTGGGGCAACGGCGTGCTCAGTTATGGCACAGATATTCCACTGTCTGAATGGGATTATGGCACCTATCGCGGCACAGAAAACAACGAAAATTTTATTAGACTGGCCAATGTGTATGGATCTTGTGCAGTGAACATTGTGACCGAAACACTGTATGATCCTGTACCTGGATTGTTTTGCGAAAAAACTTTGTTTGCTATGTTGGCACAACAGATACCCATCATCATAGGGTCACGAGGCCTGGTATCTAGTATACGTGCGCATGGATTTGATATGTTTGATGATGTGGTTGACAACAGTTATGACAATCTGCCTAACGAAACAAGACTAACACAAGCATTGGAATTAAATCGCAATCTCATACAAGGTCAAATTGATTTGTCACCTTATCAATCAAGACTAAAGGCTCAACGTGAATTTCTGCTGGATGATTATACCAATATCATGGAATTGAGATTTATTCGAGACTGTGAGCAATTGGCTAATAACTTAAACTCAAAATAAATCTCTGCATGTCGCCATGCAACACAGCCATCATGGCTTCTCGACTGCCAAACATTATCAGTTTGTTGAGTTTGCGATTGTTGATCATGTAATAAGGACAGGTCATGTGTCGATCCAACGCAATTAAGTTTTTTGGCGTGAGCAATTTCTCTGGCAAGTCAAATGAATAACTGCTGAGTTCCAGCAAGTTCTCAAACACATAGAAGCCTTCGTATGTGAGTCGCATGCCACCATCATCACGGATGTTCTGCCACCAAGTGGTCATGGCTTCATCCAAGGAGGGGGCATCAGGATAACGTGTTATGAGTTCTCGAGTGAGGGCAAGTTTATTGAGCATTGGGATAGATCTTATCCCCTTGTGTTAACAGCACAACCGAGAACTTGTCTGTTCGGAATTGTGTGTTGAGTTTGCGAGCCAAGTTGATAGCGTGTCCGGGGTTGGAAAACGATACTTTTTTGTACTTGGGACCAGGAAACTGTGTGAGCAAGTTGCTGGTCTTTAAATTAATGGGCTTGGTATCAAAAAACACTGCCCACACACCTTCTGAGGCCAGCACCTGCTCGGTCTTGTAGGATTGTTTGTTGGTGTGCTCGATCAGCACTGTTGGCTTTGGTCTTGACATATTAAACTCCATGTTTATTTATGCCAATAACTATGCAGATTTGAAACTGCCCCCGGTGATCTGCACTTCTACTACTTCTGCGCCACGAGTCTGCTGTTCACGCATTTGTTCCAATGTAATCAACAGTTTAGTGATATCTGTATGTAAGTCTTTGGCATCGCGCATGCTCATCATAAAGTCTTTTTGTCCGCGGGCTTCGTGTGCTTTGATTGAGTCCACAAAACGATGTATGTGCAAGCTCATAAGTGGTCTTTCAAATAGTCAACTGCTCGTTGACAACGATCTGGATCGTCTCCTAAAAATCCCAAACCACGATTGCAATCATGACATAACCATGCTCTGAATTTTTCTGTTGTGTGGTCGTGATCACAGCACCATGCTCCAGATCTCATGCCACCACGTCCTTTTATTTGTTCATGATCTCGTTGACAAATGGGACAACGGTAATCTACAGGTGGGGGTTCAACTTGACTTTTGATTCGGCGTCGAACTTGATCCAGTGCTTTTTCGCAGGCCTTGCATTTGCTTCTGGGATATTTGGCACCGTTGCTTTTGCTGTACAATGACACTGGCAGTGTTTGTTTACATCCGTTACAGACTTTGGTTTTTTCTTCGATCATTTTCTAGTTAGATACGGCGACAACACAGGTGGGTGCCAACCTGTGGGCTTGAGTACTTTACCATCTTCACGCTTGCGAACCTTGCCAGTTTCCCTATCAATCTTGGCAAAGTTAGTGGCCATGACTTCTCTCCAGGCACCTTCGGCATCAAAGCCTGCTGAATGGATAGCACCAATTGTGACCACAAGGATGTCAATTAATGCATCCAGTTCTTCTTCTTGGACTACGGCTTCTTGAAGTTCTTGGAATTCTTCTTGAATTAAATTTTTGTACATTGCGTACTGTGATTGATTCATTACATCTGTTGATTGATCACAGGCTTGCATAAACTTTTCTTGATCACGAAAGGGATTTATCACGTGCTGCCTCCTGGGTATGAAATGGACCTTGGTATTGATAGCGTTCCAACACAATTAATTTTGGGTTGCGAATTAACTTCCAACTACGATGTTGTTTCACAGCATACCAACCTGCGGCATACCATGACTTGGATTTGCGTTCTTTTGTGAACAAGGGTAATCGGTGTTTGACATCCCACATGGGATTGAATGCTCTGCATCCTGTTTCAAATCCATGCACCTGATCTGGCGCAGGCCGGGTGGTCTTTTCAGGTGGTACAAATTCAATGTCTACCTTTTTACGCACCATGGGAATGGTTTTGAACCGGCCCACCTGATCATTGATGCGCACAGTGTAACCGTCGCCTTCGGCCTCTACCACACCAACCTTGCGATCGTCTTGTTTCAAGATCCAATACTTTTTATCCACTATGGGTTTTGCTTCGATCATCCAATACTCCTTTGTATGTTTCGTTCAACCAGCGACCAATTGCGTCTGAATAGTCACTGAGTTTGGTGAGTTCATATTTGCCACAGAATCTTAAAAATTGCGCACCTACCATGCCCACATCTCGATGACTAATCTGCTCACGTATGGCTTCGTCTACCACGGCCTTGATTGCATCAGGCTGTGCAGTGAGATCAATCAAGGTACGGTTGCGTTCATAGTCGTCCAAGACCTTGCGCTCTGTTTGTTCATGGTCCATCCAACGTTGCAACATGAGATTGTTCCACGCATAGCCGCGACGGTCACGATCTTCAAATGCTTCTGTCAGTCCCACTTGATTCTTGGTGCCTTTCACACGCACACCAGGATAGGCCGAAAACACATTGTCACCAGGATCACCACGCATGCACTTCAAGAACAACACCCATTTCTGATAATCCACAGGAGGTACAAAGTTGGCATCGGCTTTGCCAACTTTGATCTTTGAGTTGCTCTCAATAGTAAATGCCAAGTTTTTGCCTTTTGCGTCTGTAACACCCGCAACACTAAACAAGTGATCGTTGATGCCATTGTACAATTTTACATTGGGTGCAATCAACTGCACAAAGTCAGAATCTGAACTAACAATAACGTGTTCGTCTTGGGGGTGTAGTGCAATCCAACGTGCAATGATATCGTCTGCTTCTGCTGTGGCACAACGGATCACACTACAGTTGGTTCGTGTAGACAAGTATTTAGTCAGCTCATCATAGGTTTCCCAGAACAGTTTGTCCTCTTCTGCTTCTGTTTCGCTCATTTGCCCACGTGCCACTGCACGGTTTGCTTTGTAAGGCCGGTAGTGATCTTTACGCCAAGATCTACCTTCTAGTGCAAATACCACATGATCAGCACCTAAATCACGTGCCACTTTGTTTGCACTCATCAAGGTGAGGTGCAGGGCAAAGCCCAGTTTGGTCCAGGTGTCTGCGGCACGATGTGCTTGGTGCCGCGCACGGAAAAACATGTTACTAGTATCAATCAGTAGATAGCGCATTGTGTGTCACCAAGTTGTTTTGTTTGATGTATTGTAACACATACTTGGCCCAAAAGCAATGGCCTTTGGCATCAAAATGGTGTCCTTTTGTGGGCACATGTCCGTTTCGTTGTAAAATAGCATTGTAAGAACCTTGCCGGTTGTAAGGATACATGTAACTGGTACCCCAAACATGTTGATTTTGGACATCACCAAACGTATTATGCCCACTGTAAAACAAATGGGGAATGTTCAAATTTTGCAGTTCGGTATGAAATGTCCAAATCTTTTCATGACATTCCTGAGTTTTGGTTGCCCAATCTACATCAACCACAAACTGCTTGTATCGTTGCCGTAGTTCTTCAGGAACCCAATCTACACCTGATGCATTGACCTGATACCACGTGCCTTTATGCAACCACTCTTCACGTTCCCAAGTTGTCCACTGTATGACCATGAACACACGGTGCAACTGATCAGGATTGTTAGTGATCCATTCACGTGTGGTTCTAATGATGCGATCGTTACTGCTGGCTGATTCAGCATCACAGTGCAATGTCCGGCTGAGGGCTCTTGCCAAATGTGTGCACCAACTGGCCGCCAAGTTGAGTGGATGTGGGCGACGATCTATACCGTTCTTTCCATCATCCTCTGCAAATGAATCTGGCACAACTGCTTCTGCGCCTGCTGTGTGACTGCAACCATTGGCATACAATATCATCTGGGACTGGGACCACCTGTGTCATCTGCACCTACCGGTTCCCATGACTCCAGTTTCCGCTTCAAGTCTTCGGCTGTGGCCACACGTTGGCGTAGTTCACTGCTACTGAATGAGTGATCACGACCATTGAAATGCAATTCAATATCACGTTTGTGACAAATCTCACGACCGGTGAATTCACGACCTTCATATTCTACACCCAAGATGCGCACATCAATGGGCAGGATCAACAACAGGTCTTCTAGATCTTTTTCTGTGTTGTACACCCAAACTTCGTCCACGTACTTGCAGCCTATCAGTTGTAGTTGTCGTTCCACAATGCTCTGCACTGGGCGGTTCTTGTTGGGTCGATCCAGGGTGGGATCATTTTGCAATGCGCAAATCAAGTAGTCGCATTCTTCTCGGGCTTCACGCAGCATGGCAATGTGGCCAGCATGTAACAAATCAAATGTGCTGGCAGTAAAGCCCACACGTCTTCCATCCATCATGATATTTCCTTAACTGATCTCACTGCGTCCATCGCCAATGTCTCGAGTGTGGACATAACCATTTGCTGAGTTGCGCATGGCTTGGTCTTGTTCCCAGGTTTCCATTACCACGTGTCTGCACACATTCTGGAACCAGCGATCCACAATGTCTGAGTCTGCGTCTGTGGGCTTCATCATGTAGCCGGCTTTGACCAGTCGTGCAATGAATATTTCATTCCAGTCCAGTTCAAATGCACCTTGGTGCAAGTTGTTGGGATCAATGTCCATGGTAACAATGGCCACATAAGGCTCACCTTTTTCAGTGGCAAGTTCCTTGGCAGACTTTTCAGGTGTCCGGGGCACACGAATAACCTTTTCCGCCACAGGTTTAGGTTCCGGCTTTTTCTTAAAGCGGTCAAAGAATCCCATTATTTGCCCCACCCGTTGCCCCAGAGGTCAACGTGTAATCTAGGGCTGTACCAGTAGCCACGTCGGAGTGCTTCATCAGCAACGTTGATCCTGTTGCCGTCATACACTGATACCACACCACCCACCGGCATCACAAATACAGGACCACCAAACTCTCGACTTCGGTATTCGGCCACAGCACGATCCAGTTCGTCAAAGTCTGCAACCTTTTCCACTACAAATTTGAGATAAGTCACGCCATATGTTTCATAGTCCCACACAACATCAGGTTTGATAGCATCCGCCCATGTCTCACCTGACACGCTTAGTTTAGGACTCACACTGAATGTGATCTCACCAAACCAATTGCGCAAATAGTCTCGAAATTCTGGAGTCAAGTCTTGAGTACCATTGGTTTCAAATGTGATGTGTCGTAATCCACGTTCTGCTAGTACATCCAACAGTTCAGGATAGGCACGTTGCCAACCCAACAATGGTTCACCACCGGTGATAACCAAATGAACAATATTACCATTGGGCTGTATCCATGAACCATTGGGCAACAGTGCTGTCATCTTGTCCACAAGTTCTTCCACCGTGTATGTAGGACTCAAGTGTTTGAAGTCTGGATGCCATGAAGCATAACTGTCACAGCCGGTGTTCACAAGTGGCAGTTCTTCAAATGTTCGGTACAACTCCACAGTCTTGGCCACTTCATCTGCTTCTGTGCTCCGCTCTCCAGGTTTACAACCAAACCCTGAACAGGTAAAGTTACAGCCAAACATGCGCAAGAAGATGCTAGGCACGCCAACATAGCGTCCTTCGCCTTGTGCTGAATAAAATAATTCTGATACTTTTAATTTCATAATCTTGTTACCTTTGTCATTCCTGTCTTTCTAGGATCTTTATTTAGATTGATGCTTTCTTCATGTATTTTAACACGAGTTTCTGGTTTTGTCACCCAACCCGGTAATACTGCATCCAAATAGGCCAAGTGTTCCGCAGGACTGGGATGTGGATCAGGACCGGGCTTGGGCCAGTTATTTAAAAACACAGTTTTGTCATAACCTGGTAATATACTATCTAACACATTGCTGTACAGGTGCATGGCGTCTCTATGTTGACTGACATCATCGTCGAGTGTGGGCCGTGCCATGAGTTCTACCATACTTAAAAAACGCCAAGTCACATCTGGGCGATTTTCTAACAATGTTTTTACTGCTTTGATATAAGCCAAGTCTCTTATCAAATACCCACGCTCGTCATAGTGATCTTTGAGATATTCGGGATCGTAAATAGGACAACTAAAAATATTACCCAGCGTGTGCCAGCGTCCATCTACATATCGATCATCTCTGGTAAAACTAGTCCAACACACGACCACAGTATCACCTGTACCAAAATTATGTCGTTGATCTGCTTCCATTACGGAATTAAAAATGTAGTGATTACCGCCGCCGGCTTGTCCCCAGTTTTCAAAGTAGTCAAACTCTGGTGCTAGGCAATCAGCCCATGTGCTCCAACGATAGTTGGTAAAACTGCAACCAAATGTGAACAGTCTCGACATCAAGTCACCAGTTGTTTTTTCTTCACAGAGAAACTGCCTTGTGCTTTGGCGGCGCCAGCCCCACGGCGTGTGCCCTTGACATTTTCAACGCCGATGCGATCCACTGTGGCTTTGCCAAAGTTTCTACGTCTTGCAAAATAAAACAGTTCGAGGAATCGATTCAGGCTCATGGTTTTGTCTTCGGGAAAGTCCAAGCGATAAGTTGTGGCAATTTTTTCCAGGGGCTGATTGAAACTAAGGTAATCCCAGATATTGTAATCCACATCAAGATTCATGGGATACTGATTTCTATCCGTGTACTTGATATAGTAGTTTCTTTGCAGTTTCATCAGGCTGGCCACCAAATCTTCAGGCAAGTCGTAACGTTCCAAAAACTTTTCCAGCACATCATACAGTTCATCCACACGGTCTTCCTGGTGCATGTTCATTGACGTTCTGTGAATGATGTTCCAGCCATGTATTTCTACACCAATCTTGGGATGATTAATCTTGCCAGTGTTCATCCAGTTAGCAAAGTATTGTCGGGTTTCGGCTTCTTCTTTTATCAACCAGTCATTGGTCATAGCGTAGGCAAACAAGTCTTCGTAGTAGTCGTTGTAACTGATGCCCAAGTACTTGTTGATGAAACGTGCCACAATAGTAGCAAAGCCATTGATGTGGAATGTGGTCTGGAACCAGGAGAAGATCTGCGCATCCAACATAATAGGTGTGGGCATGTCTTTGGTACCAGTTATAACATCAATACTTTCTTCGATGTGTTCCACACTGTAACTGCCAGCAAAGTAGTCTGTCACAGGCTGGCTGGTGATCTTGAACAGTTTTTTCTGCAACAGGTTCATTTCGGCATTTTCCAACAACTGTGCCTGGAACACAGTGATGCCTGTATGTTGATTCAAATCATACAATGCATAGAAGTTTTTCTTCCATGTTTCCAAAGTCTCACCAGGCAAGCCCAAGATCAGTTCAGTGTATGCAGGAATGTTGCGTTGGTCGCACAGTTCAAACACTTCGTTCAGCTTGTTCATTTCCATGTTTTTGCGACGAATGTTTTCCAACACGTCATGATCCAAACTTTGCACACTTAGTGTGAGTCCTTGATTGAAGCCACGTGCATCCAGCAGTTTCTTCACAATGTCAATGACTTCTTTCTTTTGATTCTTGGCCCATGCTACACTAAACGTTCGGGGTGAACCATACTTTTCTTGCATTTCAATGATCTTGTCTGCAATCATGCCATCACGTTCGGGGTACATACCAAAGTTGGCATCGGTTATACTGATCCAGTCAAAGTTGTGACGGGCCATCCATTCCAATTCGTCGAACACTCGTTGCAGTTCGAACTTTTTGACTTTGTTGTAGGTCAAACTGCCCCAGTCACAGAATGTGCAAGCATAAGGACAACCGCGATTGGTTTCCAGGGTGCCTTGCCATGTTACTTCTGGATGCTGCTCAATCATTCGGTCAAAGATGCCAGACAAGTAAGGACTGGGCACTTGTTCCAGACTTTCAATGCGTTCAGCATCTGGAGTTTTTACTGCTTCGCCGTTCCTATTGATCAACAGGCCAGGAATTGATTCCCAGTCCTTGATTTCAAAATGCTCAAGTATGCGTTTAAATGTTATTTCGCCTTCGTAACAGATCACAAGATCCATGAATGGTTCTTTGCGAAACAAATCCGGGTCAGTGATGGCAGGCTCAGGGCCACCAAATATGGTTAGCACAGCAGGATTGATTTGTTTGACTCTACGAGCAACTTCGTAGTTGTATCGATGATTCCAAACATAGGTGCTAAAAGTCACTATGTCATTTTGGGCCAGACGTTGTGATACTTCTTCCAGGGCTTCCCTGTGCCAGATCCAGTCAGTGGCTTCGAATTTTTCACGAATGGCAGAATCAGCGTAACTGTAACTCCACACTACACCGGCCGAATATGGCAAATAGTAGGCATTGAATTCTTTAGGCCCTTGTTGAAAGTTGGGCTGGACAAAGGCTATGGTATGTTTCATCTAGTATTTAACTACTTGGCAAAGTGTGCATGTGGATTGTCAAACTGCACCATTTGCTTGTTTACATCATTCTGGGCCAACTTCTCCCAAGGATCTTGTGTGCCTTTGAAAATGTTTTCAAAGAACTCAATGCTTATTCCATTGTCTCTCATGTGCATGGCTAACTTGGCACAATCTCGATGACGCAGTTCGATCTGTGTTCGGCTGTGGAAATCTGCTTCATCAAATGGTCTGCCCTCTAGTGATGCACGTTCACGGAATGTGGCATCATTGTTGTTGCCTGTGATATCAGCACGATCATGCAACACCCACACAGGTATGCGTTCCCAGATGTCCAGCATGTAGGCCTGCTGACTCAGCCAGCCATCTTGCACTGAGTGTGGGCTAATGTAGCCCAACAACTCATACCACCGGCGTGGCAAGATGGGAAAGATACTGTAGGGATGGTCCAAATGTGTGTGGAATGCCAGCAGTTTAAACTCACCTTCGTGATTCATGATCTCTGTGTCCCAACTCTTGGTCTCCATCACAGCATCATCGTTCCAGATCATGAGCCAGCGAGCATCAGTGTGTTCTGCCAGTTTGTTGTTGTAGATGTGCAGTCTATGGTAGCCCTGGCGTTCAAACTGCATGGCAGTGTAGTTGAGTTCTTGCTGGTCCAACCATGGCTGTAGTTCAGTCTTGAAATATTCAGTGCCGGCTGTGTCATCATTGTCAAACGCAAACATCAACTGTATTCGTTCGGGATGATCAGCAAGCGTGATCAGGCTGCGAACACTGCGGCCTAAACTTTCAGTGCGGCCTCGTGTGGCCAGCAACATGGCGATGTCAAATTCGTAATTCATTTGTTCCTCATTTTATCATCCTTCGTAGATTGCACTATTGGCTCCGTGTTCGGCACACTCAACTCGAACACAGTAACAACGATTGTTGGTCTGTTCACGGATCAAAGCGTCAGCAAATACAAAAGCATGCTCTGCAAATTTCTCTGCACCAACACCATCAAACGTTCTGATCTCTGCCAATCCTAATACTTCAAGTTCTTCAAACTTGGCGAAATATGGATCAGCTTTATCCAAAGCCAGCTTGTGATCAAAGTGATCTTCCAGCCATGCCTTGAGCGGTTTGAGTCCGCCAAAGTCAACTGCCCAGTTCTTGTTGTCTAATGAATCGCATCCAAATGTGAATGTAAACGCTAGACTGTAACCATGTAGCAAATGACAGTGACTATGATCTGCATTGGGCTGTCTAAATACAGCACTTAAACCAACGTTGTGTCCGTAATGTTTTGTTGAGTAGTATTTTGCCATGCTTTTTCTCCTATGTTAATTATAGCATAGGCAGCAGAATTTGTATAGCGGGATGATGCTCAAAGGCCGCTGAAAGAAATACTTATGCCGGCTGTTGATAGCCTGCGGCTTTGTAGTTGGCCTGACCCGAAATAACTCCGCGCACACCGCCAACGGGGTCAGCGCAGTCGCCATGTCGTCTCGGTATCAGATGCACATGTGGGTACATCACAGTTTGCCCAGCGGCTGCACCCATGTTGATGCCTATGTTAAAAGCATCGCACTCGCCAGCCTCAACCATTCTACGTCCTTCGCGCAAGGCAGTTTTAAAACAGTCGTATATGACTTCGTCTGTGTTGTACTGTGGCACAAACAACAAGTGTCCTCGTGCCACAGGGAATCGATCTTCAAACACAGCCACATGAAAGTCTGTGAGTCGGTTGACCTCTAAATCCCAAGGTGCCACTCCTGCAGCCTGTGCTTCTTTTAATGTTTCATATTTCATTTATGATCTTTCTTTTTTTACCACGTCTTTTGATATCCAGTGTAACACAGTGTAATCCTGCTGCCCAGAATTGTCTGTGTCTGAACAAAGAAACATGGCAGGTTATACCCAAAGAATTTAAAAATTCAAACAGCACAGGGTGCTTGTTGTTGAAAATAACATTGTGCGGGTCAACTACCAATACATTACTGTCAAATGAAACTACCTGTTCATAACCTTTTGACTCATCCAGCAATATATCAGTTTGAGCAGCAGGTACAGTTGGTTCACTACTAATATACTGTTCTATACAATGTATTTTTTTGTCACGCAATGATGTTGGCACAAATGAATCATTGATGCAAATCACTGTGTCATCATTGATCATAAAAAATCCATGATCTATATGACCCCAGTTATCCATTATGGTGCTGTTGTTGCTGATAACAGTGTTGCTGGGAAGATTCCGTTTCATCCATTCCAACCCTATTTGACTGCCTGGACCTTGCACGTTGGTTATTAACTTATCACCACATTTGAACATGGTAGCGGTGTGCCACAACAATTGTTTATGGTACAGTTTTTTGTATACCATCTGTCCTAGATTTAAATAGGAATCTAGCCATTTTTTAGAATCTGATAGCGTGTGTAAATTAGGAAGCGGTTGGCTGATCCAGTTGTGCCCTTGATCGAACAATGTCTTAAAGATGTCATAGTAACTACGACTGTCTAGAAATCTATCAGTCATGCTGGTATATGTCTGGTACACTGTGTTCCCGTATACCAAGTACTGATCTCTTGGCACAATAGGAGACATCGGGCAGTCCACAGAAAATGATCCTAAATTAACACTTTGCTGATATTGATACACTTTGGGTCGATGTACTTGTACATCTAGTTCTTGCAACAACAATGCTAGATTATCTAAATCTTGTTTGGTTTCAGCAAGTACGGTATTGAATGCGTCCTGTAGCTCAGGCTCAATGAACCAATCAAGAGCGCCGGGAGCATAGCAGTCGCCTACTATGACTTCTTCCAGCGGATCCCAGTCAGTCCATACACTCATTAATCTGGCTCGCCTTGGAACACTTCACCAGTGGTTTCGTTTTCCAACTGCAATGGACCATAGAACACATACTCGGTGTCGTCGTTTGACCACCCCAAGGCTTCCATACCGTCATAAAAGTCTTCGTTCCAGGCGTCCATGATCTTGTCTTGTTCTTCTTCAGTCATGTCTGCAGGCCAGTCCCAGTCAGCCCAACAACCATCATCCAGGCTGTCTAGTTCCCAATCGTATTCGCCACCAAGTTCGTAGCCGTCGAGATTTTTCAAATCAACGTCAGGCTTTTCATCGCTTTCGCAATAGAATTTGCCCCAGCGATAGCCTTCTTCTCGAACAATCTTCTGACCGTCTTTGGTCCAGATCGAACGTTCAATGGCATTCTTTTTGTGCTGTGTGGTCAGTATCCATGTGGCCATGATTCTCTCCTTAGGAGTCGATTTCCATTGAGTTCCACTCTCGGACCACATCCAGCATTTCTGCTTCTGTAGCACAAAGAACTTTGGCAGTTTTCCAATCGTTTTCTTTGTCTCGTCCACCCACTTCCACCATGAAGCCGTTGTCGTAACGGTTCACAGTAATTGATTCGTTTACTTTGTCCAGTTTGCTTAATTTCTTTGCCATGCTCTTTCTCCTTAAGTTAATTCTACTACTCGATATCGAGAAGCAGGATAGTGTTCCTGCAACCACTCCAACAGCCCTGGTTCCCAGGGTAAATTGATTTCACCTGTGCGATTTGTTATATACATTATCTTGGTGCAAACTCTTGTTGCAGTTTGATATTGTCCATGAACTCTTTCTTCACACTGTCATCTGTTTTGAATGCACCTCGCAACACAGTGGTCTGTGTTAGACTGCTATGTGCCATGATGCCTCGATTCTCACAGCAGCCATGCGTGGCCTGTATGTACACGCCAACATCTTGTGATGCAGTGGCTGCCATGATTTCATTGGCTATGTCAATGCACAGCTCTTCCTGTAGTGTGCCGCGTCGACTACACCATTGTGCTATTCTAGTATACTTAGATAAGCCAATAAGTTTATTAGCGGCAATGATACCGATGTAGGCAACCCCAGTGACAGGCTGGTGATGATGAGA